AGTGGGCGCTTATATGGGTATGACTGCGTACATGAGTGCAAAAAAGTGAAATATATATGTGGGTTAGTACTCTGTTTTATAGCTAGTGAAGCTATAGCGCAGAATATATGCGGTCCTCGTGGGGAACTTATTGTGCGGTTGTGGGATAAATGGCAAGAGGCACAGATAGCTCATGGGTTAGTCAATGATAATCGGTTAGTAGAGGTATTTGCGAATAAAGAAGGTTCGTGGACAGTTCTTATTACTGATCCAAATGGTAGATCGTGTGTTGCCAGCGCAGGAAAAAATTGGACGGTAACTAAACCTATTATCCCGAAGGAAAAGGCATTATGATAAGCCTTTTGGGGACGTTATTAGGTTTTGGTACTTCTATAGTACCGGAAGTGTTGGGTTATTTTAAGCAAAAGCAAGCTAATGAACAAGAATTGGCAATGCTTGAGGCCAAGGCGAAATATGCCGACAGGCTATCGGAACTAAAGATAAGGGAACTCGATGCCGAAGCCGATATTGCCGAGGCAAAAAGTATTTACGCCCATGACGCAAATCTTGACTCTGGAAGTTTTGTCAACGCTCTCCGCGGTTCTGTTCGTCCTGTCATTACTTATGCCTTCTTTATCTTGTTTTCTACCGTCAAAGGAGTCACGCTATACACGATGGTAGCAACAGACGGTATGGATTTAACGGCAGGTATGTTGGCTATATGGGATGAGGAAACTCAGGCTATTTTTTCTGCAATCATAGCTTTTTGGTTTGGTAATAGGGCTATGTCCAAAGCCAGAGCGTATATAAGCAGAAAAGAGCTGTAAATATGAAACAACGGTACGAACCAAAAGAGCTTAGTGGTAGTAAGTCCTCTACTGTTGCAGCGCACACTATAGACATAGTATGTAGTTCTTGTGGTTTTGATATAGACGAGGACGATTTAAACTCCGATAAATGTCCTGATTGCGGGGTGCCTTTAGAAATAAAACAGAATATAACTATAGAAGTAGCTCCTTTAGTTATGTTTGGGGACACTTCGGGGTGATTTATAATGCCACTACAGAAACTACAGTTTAAGCCCGGTGTAAATAGAGAGATAACACGTTACGCTGCTCAAAACGGTTGGTATGACTGTGATAAAATACGCTTCAGGTATACTTTTCCTGAAAAAATAGGTGGTTGGTCGCGTATTTCTGGTAGTACGTTTTCAGGTGTTTGTAGATCACTTTGGTCTTGGGTTACTTTAGGTGGTATTAAACTTGTTGGGGTTGGTACCCACCTTAAATTCTATTTAGAGCGTGGGGGGTTTTACGATGATATAACTCCTATACGCGCTACGACCACAAATGCTGCTACATTCGCTGCTACTAACGGATCTACTACTATAACGGTAACGGATAGTAGTCATGGAGCTTCGGTAGGAGATTTTGTTACTTTTAGTAGTGCTGTTTCTCTAGGGGGCGTTATAACAGCGAATATACTTAATGCGGAACACCAAATAGTAGCAGTTACTAACGCAAATACATATACATTTACATCTTCTGTAGCCGCAAACTCTTCTGATTCCGGTAATGGGGGATCTGCCACTGACGCTGCCTATCAAATAAATGTAGGGTTATCTATTGAAGTACCAGTAACCGGGTTCGGAGCAGGTACTTTTGGGTCTGGCACTTTTGGGTACGGGGTTGCTGGAGCCACACCTCTACGTTTATGGAGCCAATCCAATTTTGGAGAGGACCTTGTATTCGGACCGATAGGGGGCGGAGTATATTATTGGGATGCTACAAACGGTACAACTACTAGAGGGGTAGCGCTTTCTAGTTTAGGTGGAGCATCTAATACACCCACGGTTCAAAATTTTATACTTGTTTCAGATATACATAGATTTATTTTTTGTTTTGGAACAAATACATTAGGCACCACTACTCAAGACCCGTTATTACTTCGTTGGTCTGACCAAGAAGATGCTGTTGATTGGACGCCTTCAGCTACTAACCAAGCTGGTAGTCTTTTGTTATCTCGGGGTACTAAAATAGTAACCGCGCAACAATTTAACCAAGCAATTAATGTGTGGACTGATTCTTCTTTGTATAGTTTGCAGTTCTTGGGGGGTCAGGTTGTATGGGGAGCACAGCTCGTCGGTGATAATATATCTATAGTTTCGCCCAACGCCGCAGCATTTGCCAACGGTGTATCCTATTGGATGGGTAAAGATAGATTTTATATGTATGACGGGCGTATTCAGCCCCTCCGCTGCGATCTACTACGGTATGTAGTGGATGATATAAATAAAAACCAAACAGACCAGATATTTGCCGGTA